CCAGGGCAAGAGCTCCGGAGATGGTGGTAGCCGTCGTCGTCCTGAACACGATCCCCGTCGCGGTCTGCACCTCGAACCCCTCAAAGATCTGCGTCCCGTCAGCCCCGGAGAACTGGATCGTCCCGGTGGCCCGGGTCGCCAGCTGACGCATGATGCCGATGTCCTGGCACTTCCGGTCGAGGCTCACCCCTTCGGACGTAGAAACGAACCCCGAGAGGTATGCCTCTTCTAACTGTTGCCAGGCGAGAGCCAGATCCCAGGCGTCTAGCCGGAGCATCATGCCCATTGGCGACGACTCTGAGAGGTTCACGTCGTTGCCGAAGAATTCCCGGGCGCGCTGCTCTTTCGCCTGCAGGATGTCCGCGTAGCGTTTCGGCTTGAATCCTGTGTTCGTCAGTCCAAACGTCATAGTTGCATCTCCACGGCTGCAAAAGTCTCGTCCACGGTTGCCGTGATCCGGATAGTCAGGGTCCGGGCATGGACATCATGCTCCAGGTCAAGCGACTGGATGCGGATGTCCCGCGAGTCCTGTTTCACTGCGTCGTAGACCGCGGCCCGGATCTGGTTCTCTGCTGCCGGCATCTTCTGGCCGAGAATCTCCCCATGGTCCAGCCCGTGCCGGATGTTCAGGAACCATTCCCCCATCCGCGTCGTGAGCAGGAGCCGGAGGTGCTGTGCTGCCTCATCCGTGCCGGACACCATCTGCAAACCCATCCGGTCATCGAACACGAGATCGCGTGATTCTGGGTCAAGGTAAAGCGACTTCATCCGACGATCACATCCTCACTTCCAGTGATGGCGACCCCGGCGCCCCCAGGATAAACCACTGCGTCCCCGACCCGGTGCACCCCTCGTCCGTTCACGAACACTGACCCCGAACCGGTCGCGGCAGCCCCGACACCGCAATGCGGGCATGAGTGCACCACTCCGTCAGCAATCCGGACGACGCCCCGGCCGTTCACGAACACGTTGCTTGACGCCATGATGTAGACGCCCGCAACCCCGTGCGGACAACAATCGGGAATCCCGTGACTGCATATGCCTGCATGACCGTCCCCGAGCCGGACAACTCCCGCCATTACGCTTCCCCCTCCTCTTCGTCGCAGTTCAACCGGATCTCCGCTGCATCGACTTTGAAGACCCCTTTGATTGAAACCGTCATGTTTCCCTCGGTATCCATCGTAAACCAGTTCACTCCGTCCTCCGTACCGATATACAGTTTCTCACCGTGCTGCTCCGGTAGCGGCCGGGGGCGGGGTGTAAACCCGCCGACCACTACCGCGTCGGTGAGACTGTGCCTCCTGGCGCCGACCCGGTCCGCCTTCTCGCCAGTCGCGAAGACCCCGTCGATCCCGCGCTCGATGACGACCGCGACGACGATATCCCCCGGCTGATACGGCGGCCGGATGATGAACCCTCCGGCCCGGAGGCAGGAGACGGATGCGTGAACGATCGGGGCATACTCGAACTCCGGATCTCGGATCAGGGGTTGCAGGTCCGCCTGCATCAGCACCGGGTCGTATGTCAGAACCTCCGCCAGGATCGCCGTGTGGAGTCGGGAGAGGTCCCGGGTCCCGCGTTCCTCCATGAACTTCTGAAACTCGCTCATAGGCCCTCCGGCTCTGCGAGCTGCAGGACGGTCTTGAACTCGTTCCCGTCGCTGACGTGCGAACCTGATTCGACCGCGAACAGCCCGTTAACCTGCTTCGACTCGACCTGCACCAGTGTCCCGGCACGGATACGGTAGTTCAGGAGCGACTCGGCTTCCCAGAGCAAGGCACTGTTCTCGTCGTCGCCCTCGATCCGCTTTGGCGACCCGATCAGCCCGGTCTTCGGAGAGAGGAGGACCGCCTCGTCGTGCCAGCCGCCCGGCGGGAGGATGTGGATCGTCCCGTGCGTGACGTGGACCTCAGAGCCGCAATCCTCCGCAATCTCCTCGATGATGTTCTTGATCTTTCCGTCGACCGACCGGCCTTCCGGGTATACCGCGTCCCGGACGAGCAGGATCTTCCCTCGTTCCAGTCCGCTCATGCTGATGACGCGTTCCAGGATCTGAGATCCGGTCGTGCCGGGGACATAGGACTCACTGATCGGCTCACCCTGGTAGGCGGCGCTCGTGTCGAGGACCTCGACCTCGCAGATGCGATCGGCGCCCTCATCGAACACTCGGACATGTCGGATCTCGCCGGCCATGACGATCCCGATATCCCCCTGGTACCCGGCCCGGAGAACCATCTCCTCCCCGTGCTTGAAGACCTGCTCCGTCTCCGGCGCGAGATTGTAGAGTTCGATGACTGCGAGATCCGGATCGCCACCCTTGGCGAAGTCTACCCGGAACTGAATCTCATAATTCGGGTAGCGGAACTCTCGCCCGCAGCCGGAGACTACAGTCTCACGGATCCAGAACTCGCTCATATGATCCCCTCCGCCGCTGCGTCCGCGGGCTCGACCACATACAGGAACACGGTCTCGCCGAGTTCAGCCCACCCGACTCGCTGCGAGCGGCCGGAGGGGTCGAGCGGGATCAGTGCTACGCCCGGGAACCGCTCGTCGTAGATGGCGCTGAAGAGCGGCGAGCCGTAGACCAGAGGCTCCCCAACCACGAGGTCCTCGCCCCCCCGGGAGAGATCGACCGTGAACCGGTCCGCCTGGAGGTTGTAGTGGAAGGTTAGGTCGTAGGAGACGCCTGCTAGCCGGATCGTGGTCTGGTAGGGGATCGCCCGCTTGTCGATCGGGATAATCTGCATCAGAGTCCCTCCCAGATATCAGACCATTTCGGCCCGCGCCCGAAGATGTTCTTGAGCGCATCGATCGACCCGATCAACCCCGCCGGGAGCCCCATCGGCGCTGCCTGCGGTTGCTCCCGCCCCTTCGCGGCGACCGGTTGTACCTGCGCTGCGGTCTGCTGGTCTGTGACGATCTCCGGGAGTGCGGGATCGCGTTTCACCGGAGGGATTGTTGCCGGGGAGGCGATCCGCACCTCCTGGAGCGTCATCGCAAACCGGAACCCGTCCCCAACTTCGACATCCTCAGTCGGCCGGAACTCCTTGATGACAAAATCCCGGTAGGTTCCGCGTCCGGAGTAGGTGACGAGGAGCCGGTTCTCCTGCCAGGACCGAACGGTAGCGAGCACCCCGGCAGCGCTCGGACCCGCGACAACGCCGTCGATCGCCAGCGTCACGGGGCGAAGGGCGGCATGGTCTGAGATCTGGTTGCCGCCCTCGATCGGGTACTCGGTGATGTCGGCGACGTAGTCCGACCGCTCCTCAGAGACGACCCCGAACTCCACCGTGCCCTGGCTCGAGGTGAGTTTCGCTCTGCTCATAGGGCGGCCCTCCGTCGCTGCCGGGCGAAGTAGAGTTCTGCATGACGATCGAACGTCTGCCGGAGCCGGCGGTCGACCGTGGTTGCAATCTCCCGGGCATCGCCCGATCCAGTGGTGACGTTGATCGTCGTTGACGGTGCGTAGGTCGTGGCAGTCGAGCCGGCCATCATCAGGGCGTCACGCTCGGGGGTGTAGGGGCTCCAGAGGTCGCCCGACTCGGGGGGGCTGTAGGGCTCCACATCCTCGAGGACCGGGACATCCGCCACGCCACGATACTCCACGATCCCCGACAGAGCAGGGATCATCGGTTCCATGACCGTGGCGAGGTAGGTTATCACGCCGGTCAGGTCCTCGACCGCAGGCTCCGTGAGAGTCGAGGAGTAGACAGCCTCGCCGGCGAGATCGCTGATCGTCGGTTCTGACATCTCGGTTTCGTAGACGACGGTTCCGGCACGGTCAACGATCGTAGGCTCTGAGACGCGGGTCTCATAGGTGAGGTCTCCGGTAAGTGCGGAGATGACCGGCTCGACGACCTTAGTCAGGTAGGTTACCTCGCCCTGCAGCGCGTCGGGTTCGATGCCATCGAGGTATGCCCGATAGGTCGCCGTTCCTGCCAGATCTGTAATCGCTGGCTCGGTGAGAGTGGAGGTATACTGCGCTCCTCCGGTCAGAGTCGGTATCCGGGGCTCCTCCAGGGATGCCTGATACGTTACTGATCCTATCAGGTCCTTGACAGATGGCTCACCGACCACGGAGGTATACCGCACCTCGCCCGTCAGGCTCCCGATGGCCGGCTCGGCAATCGTTGGGGTGTAGCGCACCTCTCCCGCACGATCGAGGTTGCCCTGTTCGGGGAGCGTGGCCCCATACTCTATAGTCCCGGCAAGTGCCGGCACCTCAGGACGGAGGACCTCCGACAGGTAGGTTACTGCACCGGTCAGCAATGGGATGACCGGCTCGACGACCTTGGCCAGGTAGGTGATCGCCCCGGTGAGATCGCCGATCGTCGGCTCTGACATCTCGGGTTCGTAGACGAGATCCCCCGTGAGTGCCGGCACGTCCGGCCCGGCGATGACCGACGAGTACTGCACGTCCCCTGCCAGAGGCTTGATGGTCGGCTCGGTTACCCGGGAGTACCAGATAGCCGATCCTTCCAACGGAGAGAGGACCGGTTCGGAGACCGTCGTGCTGTAAGTGACCTCCTCGCTGATTGCCGGGACTATTGGCTCGCCGACCGTCGGGAGATAGGTCACAGTCCCGGCCAGGTCCTCGATTGCTGGCTCATCGAGTGCGGGGCTATAGAGCACCTGCCGGTGGAGGGCCTCGACAGTCGGAGGCTCGAACACACTGTGATATCCGACCTCCCCTGTCAGGGTGCTACTGACGGCCGGTTCCTCGACGACTGCAGTATACTGGATCTCGCCGACGAGAGGGGAGTTCACCGACGCCAGGGCTGCGGTCTCATAGATCCCCGGAGCAGGCTGCGGTCCGGCGAGAAAACCCGGCAGAGGGATGCTCTCGGGCATGCTCTGTGCAACCCCGAGCGTGAACCCTTCGCCGATATGGCCCCCCATCTCCTGCATGAGTTTCGACGGGCTGGAGATCCCGAAGAACGCGGTAACGGCGTTGAGGATATCCTCCCCGATGCCCATGACCGCATCGATCGCCTGCTGCCGGATATCGAGGATGCCCCCGACTAGGCCAAGCAGGATATCCCGGCCGGTCTCGACCAGATCGATACCCTCGAGATAGCCGGTGATCTCGTCCCACTGCCGGATGACGATGCCGAGCGGATGGTACTGCCAGAACAAGTCGATTAGGCTGGAGAGCCCAGCGTCAACCGTCTCTGTGAGCCAGGCTGCGCCATCCGGTGCAGCGCCGGCAAGCCAGTCCCATCCGCCGGCGATCGCGCTGGTCACGGAATCCCAGTTGTCGCGGAGCAGGTGCATGCCGGCGATCGGGGCCGTGACCGGGAAGAGGAGTCCGAAGAACTGGAGCTTGTCCCCGAGCCAGTCCACGCCGGCGACGATCGCGCCGACCGTGCTATCCCAGGCGTTCCCGATCCAGTCGATCGCCCCGGTGACCACACTGCCGACCTGCTCCCACCGGTCCATGAACCAGCCGGAGATGTCATCCCAATTCGATGCCAGGAGGTAGAGCGCCGCCCCCAGACCGACGATCCCCAGAACGATCCAGGTGATCGGGTTGGCGAGGAGGGCCGTTGTGAAGGCCCACGCGGAAGCGGTCGCAGATGCGAGGGACGGCACCAGGGATGTGGTGGATACCGTGCTGTAGAGGTAAGCGGCACTGGCAGCGGTGAGCATCGCGGTCGAGGTCCCGGTCAGGGCCACGGAC